TTAGGCCTGTGTCCATATTACGTGGGTAGGATCAGCTTTACTAAAATTCATCGTCAATGTATTGGCTTTAACCTGCGCTCCGCGCTCTGCTTGTGAAGTTGAACGAAAAAAATGCACTAAGTATGCACTGACTGCATAGTCACGGCAGCGGGCTACTACATCGCGTAAACTCCAGTTAATCGCATTGAGGCGAAGAGAAAGAGGAATTGCGATTTTGCTCCCGGTCTTTTCCTGAATGACATGAAGATGATCATCCCAAATATCGCTAAATTTCATACGCGAAATATCACCTAACCGCTGACCAGTAACCAGCGCTAACAGCATGGCATTTCCCATGTAACGATGAGTAGCGTCTGCGATATCGAAGATTTTTTTCCATTCTTCAAGGCTCAGCCGTTGTCGGGTAATTTTTCTTCTTGGTTGTTTAGTGGCTAATGCTGGGTTATAGCCAGGAGGTACTTCTCCGTAGTGCTGCGCCTCTTTGAAAACATCAATCAGGACGGAGCGAACTACTTGTGCCATTCTTGGCCGCCCAGCGGCGATATACTCATCAAGCAATTGTGCTATATCTCTGACATCAACGGCTGAGATCAACTTCATTCCTGCTCGTTCTCTGAGCAAGGATACTGGTTTAGCTTTTTGTTTATAGGTGTTGAGTCTTATATCACCACTTTTAAGCCTGTCATCCTGGATCGCTTGATAGCGATCTAACCAGGTTGACGTTGTGATAGCCTTTCCTTTGCTGGTTGCGATCCTGTCACTGATAGCCAGAATCTGCCGGGTTCTTTGTTCAGCCAGGCGAGTGTTGGCCTCAGTGGCAATAGCGATAGCTTCAGCTTCGTTTGTTCCCAAAGCATGGAATTTTCCTGTCACTGGATGCTTATACCGCCAATAGACTTTATTTACCTTCCTACTATAAAGCGGATATAAGTTAGGGACTGAAACATTATTCTTACGCGGTCTGGCTGCCATTACTCAAAATCCGTTGCAAAAGTAATGAGTCATTTTTCTTGATTACAGGTGTTACCAACTCCCCAACTAACTCGGCGTCCTCACGCACTCGCCATAACCGGCCTTGTTTCATGGCCGGTGGACAAAATAAATTCTGCTTAGCATAACGACGCAATGTGGACACACTTGGAGGATTACTTCTGTATTTTTCAGCAGCCCATTCTTCAAGAGTTAACATTTGAAGCATATGCGATCACCTTATTACTACACTAACTGCTTAGTCTCAGCATATCGACCCTGCACGGTCGGTTAGTTTCTCCACAAAACAGAGAAGAGCACCTGTGGCCACAGCTATCAGGATGGGTCGGGTTATTAACCCGTCATCCGGGGATACTCTTCTCTGTTTTGTAAAAAGGGCGGTACCAGAAAGGACTAAGGAAAAAACTGGTACCGCCAAGACTACACACAGCATAAAGTTGTGGTGTCGGGTGCCCCCGGTGCCTGGCGAAGGTTGCACACCAGGCGGGTGGGTATCCACAGAAGGTCGATTGTCAGCCTCAACCTTAACCCGCGTGCGCTGAGCCGCATTCACCACAACGCTAAGGATTCTCTCTGGTTGAAAATACTTAGCTGTTATGTGCCTGTCTTTTCACCACTTCAGGCTCGGTGGTATGCTGGAGTTCTCACACAGCCAGCAAGCAAGGAAACTTAATGAACCAGTTTTATGTTCACGTTCGTCTATTTGAAGACACAGCCGAACAGACCAAAAAATTTGAAGAATTAATGCTTAACTTTCTGTACCAGAAAACAGTTAAAGAGTCTGACGATAGCTGCTGCAGACTGATTCCAGAGGGATATATCCTCAAAAGTACAATGAACTGCCAACAAATCCTTGATCAAACATTTTCAATTGCTAACAGTGCCGGTGTTGACGCAAATATATTTGTCTGTAAATTTGAACAAAGCGCATGCTTACTTCCGTCTGCTTCCTTAGTTGGTAACGATTTCGTTCATTACGATCTTACGCCTAAGCCCATCAAGCTCGATTCTTAAAGCCTTAACCATTGTGTCGTGATAAACACGGCTCACCTTCTCTCCATTGCATGGCAGAGGGGTGAGTGTGTTAGCCATGAAATTCATGAACTCGGTTCGACCAGGGGCTTGCGCCCCGCAAGTCTTTAATGCCTGTTTTGCTAACAAAATGCGGGCCTCAGTGCCTGCATTTGGCTCTATCTGCTGCAAACGTTTAGCGTCTTCCAGCAACAATGCGATCACATGCTTCAAATTCTGCTCATTCATCTATTCTCTCCACTGAAATCATCCGCTAACGAATCATCCCGGTCTTCGTACGTACCGGGCGGGCTACTTCGTGGGCGTCCTGCCTGTTTGTTGTTTCTCTTGGGTACATTATGTATCTCAAAGGTACATTGTCAAGTATAAAAAAACCTGCCGAAGCAGGTTCATAAACATTGATTAGGCTTTGATTTTGTATCTTCTTGGTTTTCCTGAGAAAATCACAGTACCAATTATAGAGCAATTACCGTTGATCTTAATGTAAGGCTCAGGCCAGTTTGGGTTTAACGCTTTGAGATAACGCTGTGTCCCATCTTCTATCAACCTTTTGAAGGTGGTTTCACCTGTATCGTGCATCAATGCAATAACGTCGTCACCGTGGCAGGCAGGTACTTCAGGATCGACAAAAATCATGTCTCCCGGGCGGTACTCATCAATCATTGAATCACCTATTACCCGCAAGATATAAGTCATTTCCCCACAGGGTACAGGGCAGGGATACGTTTCTGCTGTGCTCAAATCAACCTCAGAATATCCAACTTCTTTCCATGCTCCGGCCTGTACCCATGATATGACAGGGACTAATGTGATTTGTTTATTAGTGATTGAAACATCAGGTTTTTTTGTGATGTTCGTTGTCTGGTGTTCTTGATCGAGCCATCCTACAGGCAGGTCGAAACATTTTTCGATGTGTCGTGCCATGCTGTCACCGATATTTTTAGTAGCACCATCTCCCATAAACCTGCTGGTCTGGGTTGGCTCGCGATCAATCATAGTGGCAAAGGAAGAATTCCCGCCAACACCATCTCTCAGTTTTCTGGCGTTAGACCGCCGGATGTCATGGATTGTTTTCATAACGAAATTAAAACCCTTGTACCGTTAAGGTACAAGTATCTTGAAGGTTCATTTCAATCATGTAATATGTACACCGGAGGTACATATTGTATGAAAGCGTATTGGGACTCTTTAACCAAAGAACAGCAGGGCGAGTTGGCCGGAAAAGTTGGCTCAACACCTGGCTACTTACGGCTGGTTTTCAATGGCTATAAAAAAGCCAGTTTTGTGCTGGCTAAAAAACTTGAGCAATACACATCAGGTGCAATTACGAAATCTGACTTAAGACCGGATATCTATCCGAAAGATTAGCAGAACACTTTCAATTTTTAACCACAGAACGATGAGGCTAATCGTGGGTAAGCATCACTGGAAAATAGAAAAACAGCCTGAGTGGTACGTGAAAGCTGTCAGAAAAACTATCGCGGCGTTGCCGAGTGGTTACGCTGAAGCGGCTGACTGGCTCGATGTAACAGAAAACGCTTTATTCAACCGCCTTCGTGCAGATGGCGATCAGATTTTCCCGCTGGGATGGGCAATGGTTTTACAGCGTGCTGGTGGCACTCACTTCATTGCTGATGCTGTGGCGCAGTCTGCAAATGGCGTCTTTGTGTCTCTTCCTGACGTCGAGGATGTGGACAACGCCGATATTAACCAGCGTCTGCTGGAAGTCATTGAACAGATCGGCAGTTATTCAAAACAGATTCGTTCAGCAATCGAAGACGGTGTAGTGGAACCGCATGAGAAGACAGCAATTAACGACGAGCTGTATCTCTCAATTTCGAAGCTGCAGGAGCATGCAGCACTTGTCTACAAAATTTTTTGCATTTCAGAAAGTAATGACGCCCGCGAGTGTGCAGCTCCGGGCGTCGTGGCGTCGATTGCTTCTGGTTGTGGAGAAACTAACGCATGAACAGTTTAACAACACACTACCGTCGCTCGCAACTGATTGCGCTTCCTGTACCGGGTGGAAAAGCGAAGGTGGAATATTGCTATGCAGTGAATGTACCAGGTGACAGGGAAATTGTAACCCACAGCTTTGCAGAGTGGGCTGTGGGTGATTTCAACCGGCAGAAGGAGACAGTCCTTTGCGACAAGTTAACCGCTGGTTCAAAGATCACTACGGAGTGCCCGTCAGAGTCATTCGTTGGGAGCCGGAAACACAACGGGTTATCTACCTCCGCGAAGGTTATGAGCATGAATGCTTCAGCCCGCTCGAACAGTTTCGTCGTAAATTCAGGGAAATAGAGGTCGGTCATGAGCACTAAATTAACCGGCTATGTATGGGATGGTTGCGCTGCATCAGGCATGAAGTTATCCAGCGTGGCAATTATGGCCCGCCTGGCTGATTTCAGTAATGACGAAGGTGTGTGCTGGCCATCAATTGAAACCATTGCCCGTCAGATTGGCGCGGGGATGAGTACCGTCAGAACGGCTATCGCACGGCTGGAAGCAGAAGGCTGGTTAACGCGTAAGGCGCGTCGCCAGGGTGATGGTTCATCACCCCACTGTGCCGTGGTGGATGAATATCACGAGCACGCCACAGATGCGCTTTACACCACGATGCTTACCGGGATGGGGGCGCGACGCCAGCCACTGATGTGGGCCATTACCACCGCCGGGTACAACATTGAGGGGCCGTGCTACGACAAACGGCGGGAAGTCATCGAGATGCTCAACGGCTCGGTGCCAAACGATGAACTGTTCGGGATCATCTATACCGTTGATGAAGGTGACGACTGGACCGACCCGCAGGTGCTGGAAAAAGCCAATCCAAATATTGGCGTGTCGGTTTATCGCGAATTTTTGTTAAGTCAGCAGCAGCGTGCGAAAAATAACGCCCGTCTGGCAAACGTCTTTAAAACAAAACACCTCAATATCTGGGCGTCGGCGCGTTCGGCGTATTTCAACCTGGTGAGCTGGCAGAGCTGCGAGGATAAATCACTGACCCTTGAGCAGTTCGAGGGGCAGCCGTGCATTCTGGCCTTTGACCTGGCGCGTAAGCTGGATATGAACAGCATGGCGCGACTTTATACCCGCGAGATTGACGGTAAAACGCATTACTACAGTGTGGCCCCGCGTTTCTGGGTACCGTATGACACGGTGTACAGCGTCGAGAAAAATGAAGATCGCCGGACAGCCGAACGCTTTCAGAAATGGGTGGAAATGGGCGTTCTGACCGTTACCGATGGTGCGGAGGTGGATTATCGCTACATCCTCGAAGAGGCCAAAGCGGCGAACAAAATCAGCCCGGTCAGTGAGTCACCCATCGACCCCTTCGGGGCGACCGGGCTGTCACATGACCTTGCTGATGAAGACCTGAACCCCGTCACCATCATTCAGAACTACACCAACATGTCCGATCCGATGAAAGAGCTGGAAGCGGCGATTGAATCGGGGCGCTTTCATCATGACGGCAATCCCATCATGACCTGGTGTATCGGCAACGTGGTCGGCAAAACCATTCCGGGTAACGATGATGTGGTGAAGCCCGTCAAGGAGCAGGCGGAAAACAAAATCGATGGTGCAGTTGCGCTGATTATGGCGGTTGGCAGAGCCATGCTGTACGAGAAAGAAGACACGCTGTCTGATCACATTGAGTCCTACGGGATCCGCTCGCTTTAACTGAGGTAATTATGATCATGCTGATTCTCGCGCCTCTGGTGGGCGTGCTGGGTGCGCTTTTGCTGGCGTATGGTGCCTGGCTGATTTATCCCCCGGCGGGTTTTGTTGTTGCCGGGGCGCTGTGCCTGTTCTGGTCGTGGCTGGTGGCGCGATATCTCGACCGTACACAGTCGTCTGTCGGCGGAGGTAAATAGTGTTCTTTTCGGGATTATTTCAACGAAAAAGTGACGCACCGGTGACCACGCCAGCAGAGCTGGCGGATGCCATCGGGCTGTCGTATGACACCTATACCGGAAAGCAGATCAGCAGTCAGCGGGCTATGCGACTGACGGCGGTTTTTTCCTGCGTCAGAGTGCTGGCAGAGTCGGTCGGGATGTTGCCCTGCAATCTGTATCACCTGAACGGCAGCCTGAAGCAGAGAGCCACCGGCGAACGTCTGCATAAACTGATCTCCACGCATCCCAATGGCTATATGACGCCGCAGGAGTTCTGGGAGCTGGTGGTCACCTGTCTGTGCCTGAGGGGAAACTTTTACGCCTACAAAGTGAAAGCATTTGGCGAAGTGGCTGAACTGCTGCCCGTCGATCCCGGCTGTGTGGTATATGCGCTGGGAAGGTGTCAGCGATGGCCTGAAGGTGACCGCCGGGAGTGTTATTCAGCGCGATGACCTGGTGCAGTACACGACAACTGACGATGCAACCAGCTCCGGTGGTGTCCTGCGCGTGCCGATCGCCTGCTCAAGTGCAGGTGCGGTCGGTAACGCTGACGACGGTACGGCATTAATCCTGGTCACGCCGGTGAATGGTCTGCCGTCTTCCGGTGTGGCTGACACCCTGACAGGCGGATTTGATACTGAAGAGCTGGAAACGTGGCGCGCCCGCGTCATTGAGCGGTATTACTGGACGCCGCAGGGCGGGGCTGACGGGGACTATGTCGTCTGGGCTAAAGAAGTGCCCGGCATTACCCGCGCATGGACATACCGTCACTTGATGGGAACGGGAACTGTCGGTGTGATGATTGCCAGCAGTGACCTGATTAATCCCATTCCGGAAGAATCAACGGAAACGGCGGCAAGACAACATATCGGGCCACTGGCCCCGGTGGCAGGCTCTGATTTGTATGTGTTCAGGCCGGTGGCACATACGGTGGATTTTCATATCCGCGTGACGCCGGACACACCAGAAATACGGGCTGCCATTACCGCGGAGTTGCGTTCGTTCCTGCTGCGTGATGGTTATCCGCAGGGAGAACTCAAGGTATCGCGTATCAGTGAGGCGATTTCCGGTGCGAACGGGGAATACAGCCATCAGTTGCTTGCACCGGTGGACAATATCTCCATTGCGAAAAACGAACTGGCGGTACTGGGGACGATTTCATGGACGTGACAAACGATGATTACATCCGCCTGTTATCGGCACTGTTGCCGCCCGGTCCGGTGTGGTCAGCCAGCGATCCGGCGATTGCCGGTGCGGCACCGTCATTAACCCGTGTTCATCAGCGTGCGGATGCCCTGATGCGGGAGCTGGATCCGCGCACCACCACTGAACTGATAAACCGCTGGGAGCGTCTGTGCGGTCTGCCGGATGAATGTATTCCGGCGGGAACGCAGACCCTTCGCCAGCGTCAGCAACGGCTGGATGCGAAGGTTAACCTGGCGGGCGGCATCAACGAGGATTTTTATCTTGCACAGCTTGCTGCCCTGGGCAGACCAGATGCCACCATCACGCGATACGACAAAAGCACTTTCACCTGCTCATCGGCCTGTACTGACGCGGTGAATGCGCCGGAATGGCGGTATTACTGGCAGGTCAACATGCCAGCCACCACCAACTCCACCTGGATGACATGTGGCGATCCCTGTGATTCCGCACTGCGTATCTGGGGTGACACCGTTGTCGAGTGTGTGCTTAACAAACTCTGCCCGTCGCATACCTACGTAATTTTTAAATATCCGGAGTAATCCATGCATCGTATAGACACGAAAACCGCGCAGAAGGATAAGTTCGGCGCGGGTAAGAACGGTTTTACCCGTGGTAACCCCCAGACCGGCACGCCTGCCACCGATCTGGATGATGACTACTTTGACATGTTGCAGGAGGAACTTTGCAGCGTGGTGGAGGCATCCGGTGCCAGCCTGGAGAAGGGGCGGCACGACCAGTTACTTACCGCACTTCGCGCGCTGCTGTTAAGCCGCAAGAATCCGTTTGGCGATATCAAATCGGATGGCACTGTGCAAACGGCTCTCGAAAACCTTGGTTTGGGAGAAGGCTCTGCATTACCTGTTGGTGTCCCGGTTCCGTGGCCTTCAGCCACTCCGCCAACAGGCTGGCTGAAATGCAATGGTGCCGCTTTTTCTGCTGAAGAATACCCGGAACTGGCAAAGGCTTATCCGACAAATAAATTGCCTGATTTACGTGGTGAGTTTATTCGTGGCTGGGATGACGGGCGGGGGATTGATACAGGTCGCTCTATTTTAAGTATTCAGGGGTATGCAACGGAGGATCATGCTCATGGATTACCGTCAAGATCCACGATTGTGACTGATGCAACGATTAATTTCTATTTTGATGAAATATGGGTAAATAGTGGCACTGACATTATCAAAAGAGGAAACACAAACGATGCCGGATTACCAGCCCCGGATTATGGAACCTTTAAAACATATAAACAATCAGTGGATGGTTTAGGTGCCGCAGCCTCAGAAACGCGTCCGCGTAATATTGCATTTAACTATATCGTGAGGGCAGCCTGATGCATAAAGCAATATTAAATAGTGACCTTATTGCAACAAAGGCAGGGGATGTTACCGTTTATAACTACGATGGTGAAACACGGGAATATATTTCCACTTCAAATGAATATCTTGCCGTTGGTGTCGGCATTCCGGCATGTTCCTGTTTAGATGCCCCTGGTACACATAAGGCTGGTTATGCAATCTGCCGTTCTGCAGATTTTAACTCATGGGAATATGTGCCAGACCATCGCGGTGAAACGGTCTATAGCACCAAAACTGGAGAATCAAAAGAAATCAAAGCTCCGGGTGATTACCCTGAAAATACAACCACTATCGCCCCTTTATCTCCATACGATAAATGGGATGGTGAGAAATGGGTGACCGATACTGAAGCACAGCATAGCGCCGCAGTAGACGCGGCAGAAGCACAGCGCCAGTCACTGATTGATGCTGCAATGGCTTCCATTAGTCTGATTCAACTGAAATTGCAGGCCGGACGTAAACTGACGCAGGCAGAAACAACCAGACTTAACGCTGTGCTGGATTACATTGACGCGGTGACGGCAACAGATACCAGCACCGCGCCGGATGTCATCTGGCCTGAACTGCCGGAGGCGTAGGCCATTCAATATCTGGCGCACTGGATGTATCAACCAGTTCCAGTGCTTCCAGATAATCCAGCCACAAATTATATTGTTTCAGCTCATCTTCTTTAAGTCTTCCCAATGCAGCCTTACCCTGCCACTGTCTGCTATTGATAAAATCAGTTGCATCAGAGATAAGCATCTGCTTTTGAAAGTTCGCATCTGCGACTTCATCATCATGAGTACGGATAACCTCTTTAATAGAAGGAGGAAAAACAGAAAAATCGATCACGCCTCCTTCAGCTTGAGATTTTAATAATGACTGCCAGTGTTCTGCCGTTATTTCTTTAGAATCTGGCGGAATGACGCCACAGCCATCCATAAAAAAACCAACGGTATTTAAGCAACAGTATATTTTCATCTTAATACCCAATAGCAATCCAGTTATAGTAATAACTACCCGTTTGAGCTGCGCACCGTAATAAAAACGAAGTGGTTGTATATCCCCCCGTTGCCACTGCATTGATAGGTGCGCTGACATTGTCATAATTTGCAACAACGGCAACACAGGCATTATTAAACGCAACCGGGAATACAACTGTATTTCCATCCCCCCCAGAGGCAGATGCTTTTGCGGCATTCCACCCCCACTGAATGATTACTGATTGCTCAATACCACCAATCATAACCGGTATAGCTATGAAACCGGTGCGTCCTAATGTAGCCGTTGCTGCATTGAGTTTTGCTCCTTCTCCCAAACCAACGTTTATGAAAATGAAGAAATAACAAGCAAATGGCATCATTCCTGCTTTTACCAGGGGGATTTAACATGCTTATTGGCTATGTACGCGTATCAACAAATGACCAGAACACAGATCTACAACGTAATGCGCTGAACTGTGCAGGATGCGAGCTGATTTTTGAAGACAAGATAAGCGGCACAAAGTCCGAAAGGCCGGGACTGAAAAAACTGCTCAGGACATTATCGGCAGGTGACACTCTGGTTGTCTGGAAGCTGGATCGGCTGGGGCGTAGTATGCGGCATCTTGTCGTGCTGGTGGAGGAGTTGCGCGAACGAGGCATCAACTTTCGTAGTCTGACGGATTCAATTGATACCAGCACACCAATGGGACGCTTTTTCTTTCATGTGATGGGTGCCCTGGCTGAAATGGAGCGTGAACTGATTGTTGAACGAACAAAAGCTGGACTGGAAACTGCTCGTGCACAGGGACGAATTGGTGGACGTCGTCCCAAACTTACACCAGAACAATGGGCACAAGCTGGACGATTAATTGCAGCAGGAACTCCTCGCCAGAAGGTGGCGATTATCTATGATGTTGGTGTGTCAACTTTGTATAAGAGGTTTCCTGCAGGGGATAAATAAAGTTAAAGACACTTTGTGTACAAAAGAAAGTAAAACAACAGCAACTTGTTGCAATTTTATCAATAAAAGTAGTATTGTCGTGAAAAATTGATTAAAGATTAATATTATGCATGTTTTTGATAATAATGGAATTGAACTGAAAGCTGAGTGTTCGATAGGTGAAGAGGATGGTGTTTATGGTCTAATCCTTGAGTCGTGGGGGCCGGGTGACAGAAACAAAGATTACAATATCGCTCTTGATTATATCATTGAACGGTTGGTTGATTCTGGTGTATCCCAAGTCGTAGTATATCTGGCGTCATCATCAGTCAGAAAACATATGCATTCTTTGGATGAAAGAAAAATCCATCCTGGTGAATATTTTACTTTGATTGGTAATAGCCCCCGCGATATACGCTTGAAGATGTGTGGTTATCAGGCTTATTTTAGTCGTACGGGGAGAAAGGAAATTCCTTCCGGCAATAGAACGAAACGAATATTGATAAATGTTCCAGGTATTTATAGTGACAGTTTTTGGGCGTCTATAATACGTGGAGAACTATCAGAGCTTTCACAGCCTACAGATGATGAATCGCTTCTGAATATGAGGGTTAGTAAATTAATTAAGAAAACGTTGAGTCAACCCGAGGGCTCCAGGAAACCAGTTGAGGTAGAAAGACTACAAAAAGTTTATGTCCGAGACCCGATGGTAAAAGCTTGGATTTTACAGCAAAGTAAAGGTATATGTGAAAACTGTGGTAAAAATGCTCCGTTTTATTTAAATGATGGAAACCCATATTTGGAAGTACATCATGTAATTCCCCTGTCTTCAGGTGGTGCTGATACAACAGATAACTGTGTTGCCCTTTGTCCGAATTGCCATAGAGAATTGCACTATAGTAAAAATGCAAAAGAACTAATCGAGATGCTTTACGTTAATATAAACCGATTACAGAAATAAAATTATTTATTAAAGTCACATTTAAGACGTAATACCCTACAGGGTAAAAATTTTCTCTGATCTTAACTTCTGCAAATGTTAACTGCTATTTTTATGCTAAAAATGGTTATCAAAACTCAAAAACACATGTTTATAATCAATGAGTTATAGAAATGCTAAGGGCTAATGAGTTATATGCAAATTAGTAAAATTATGTTGCTATGTCAGATAGTTACGATTTAGTCATCTAACTAATGCTGCGCCATATGGGTTGGACTGAAGCGGCTGACCTGATTGTTAAAGGTATGGAAGGCGCAATCAATGCCAAGACCGTAACTTATGACTTCGAACGTCTGATGGAAGGCGCTAAGCTGCTGAAATGTTCAGAGTTTGGTGAAGCGATCATCGAAAACATGTAATCTCTCCATGTGTTAAATATTGAAACGGGCGTATAACACGCCCGTTGTTTTATTTATGTGGATATTATTAATAGCATATCGAGCATATTTATATGAAGCCCATTACTTGAGCCCATATGGGCATATTTTTATAATGCAACTATTATGTAAACATTTATTTGTTATTTTGCTTTCTCCTGGAGGACACTCTTGACTGCTTTTGAGTAAACTCCATAAATCCTTGTTGAATGGTGCGATGTGATAAATAGTAATAGGATATTCTTTATCCTTAAGGATAATACCAGACTTAACCGGTGTAAATATACTGCCAGGAGGGAGAAATATAGTAGATTGATACCAGATGATCATTTTCATATTACCCCATATGGCTGAAAAAGATATACCACATGTAGGTTGAATTACCGTGTCAATTACTATCCACTTCATTTGTTATGTCTTATCCCACGGTATTTAATATGGTTCATTAGGATGTTTATTTCTTGATTTTGCATATGAGTATATTACCCCCCCCTCAAAAAAATAAATTAATTAAAATGATGGCTTATATAAAATAAAATTTAAAGCAAGGAATCTCAATGGATGTTAAACAAAATGAGATTTTGTGAAAGCAATAAATTATTGACTTCGTTTTAGATTTGTTTAGCTATAATGTTATACATTCAAATGACTGAACATCCTGTAATTAAAACATAGCCTTTATGCTACTTTGTGCCAATTTGCTAAACATTATGGTTGCCTTTTTATATAACGATAATAATGAATATAAGCATGACATGAGAATAAGGTTTCAATTTTTGAGTTATATAGGAATGATTTAACCTGTTCCTGGCTAAAATACATATAACCGGATGATGACTAAACCAAAATACATGTGCGTTAAGTATTGAAACGGACGTGTGGCACGGCCGTTGTTTTTATAAATATGTTAACCGTTATAAAATAACGTATCAAAAGTCAAGTGATCACATTTCAAATATCAAGTTGATAGTATTAGTCTGGTGATTATTTATGGGTGACAATAAAAAGACAGTATTAATCATCCATAGAGATAGTCTCTGCACTTTTATTTCCATTATGCTAATGCCTTACTGAATTATGAAGCATTTCTTAAGTATCCAACTTTAGCTAGATTAATGGTTTATTATTTTCTACATCTTCAATATATAAAAGCGTATTATCAATGGCGTAGTAACTGCGTTTGTTATGATTAACATCAGTAACCCACCGGAAAACGCCCGCGCCTGCCAGTGTTGAACAGTATTCCCGAAATGTAGATTTTCCGCAAATATGAAGCAATGCGGCCTCTTTTATTTTAGCAGGGTTCTTGGTCGTACTAACTTTTAACAGGTTCCTGGTTCCTCTTAATAACAAAACCGTATCATCGTGAGTAATAATTCTGATGTTATCCGTAGCCAGATAATAAATGTAATGTGCAATACGGTGATGTTTTAATTCTGAATAAAACCAGGAGAAGTTTTGCTCTTTTCTCACTTGCTCAAACATCTTTTGAAAAACAACGACCTGATCCAT